CCTTCCCAGGTCAGATATGGCAATGTCGGCGGTGGCCAAATACAGTTATATTTGACACCTATGGCGATGGTATCTAATTTGTTCACATACTGGCGTGGAGATATCATTTTCCGCTTTAAAGTGATTTGTACTCAATACCATCGAGGTAGGCTTCGCGTCACCTGGGATCCTATTGGAGACTTGCATGCCAATGTCGATACAACCACTTCTTCCTTCACTCAATTGATTGATGTGACACCCGATACTGATGTTGAGATTACTTGTTCATATTTACAAGCTCGAGCTTTCTTGACTCGTCGTGTTCCCACATCTCCTTTGCATGCAAATGGGTCTACAGACCCTTTCGACATAAATTTTGATAACGGTTCTTTGTATGTTCGTGTTCTCAATGAGGTGTCGGGGCCGCAAGCCGAAGCTGATGTGCATGTTTTGGTTTTTGTTCGAGGCGCCAATATGGAATTCAACACTCCCGCAACCCCTTGGGGTTCTGCCGGAGAGCGAATATCATATGCCACTGTCCAATCTGATGCAGAATATATGGACGGCGCTGGTCCGACCGATTCGGCTTTGGTGTCCCAAATTTTTGGTGGCGAATCATTGCAGTCAGTGCGCCCGTTGTTACGACGGTCTGTATTGAATCATGTGTATTCGTTATATCCTACGAACTCTGACACCACAGCCATAGCCCTCGTGAACACAATTCAATTTTCACGTATGCCATTTCCCCACGGTTATTATCCCAATGTGGTGACCACTGCAGCTTCGCAATTGGGTGCTTCAGCGCGACCATGTGTGATTGCTCCCCATTCCCCGTTTACGGAAATGATACCGTGTTATGTGGGCTGGCGTGGATCATTAGTGAATCATTTTAATTTCTCGACGAACGCCACGCCGGTAGGCACTTTGTATGTGTCCCGTGTGGATGGAGCTCCAGTTATTTCCGGTGGATTGCTAACAGAGGTCATCAAGGACGTTACTACCAGTACCACCTATTCCAGTTTGCAGGCTTTTGGAGTCCAGAAACTAAGTTCGTCAGCACCTGGTTCATCGCTCACCAATCAGCACACGCAGTCTGGAGTGTCAGTCCTGTGTCCCCACTACAATCCATACAGGCTCTGTACAACAGAGCCTGAAGCCTGGATTACTGGGGACCCTATCGACGACACTGCTTATGAGCATTACCGATTGCAAGCCACGGGTTGTCCTATTGAGAACAATCGATACATGCGGTCGGCCAATATTCAGAGATACACTGCAATTGGGCCCGATTTCAACGCCTTTTTCTTTTTAGGCGTTCCAGTCATCTTTTATTACAACGACGCACCCGCCCCTACGTTGAGTTAGCGGCGCAGTGTAGACCAGGAAGTTTACGTGAGAACCTCGCCTGTGTCTTAGTGAAGTGACTTTTCCGATCGATAGAAA